AATCCTTGTTGAATCGTACAGCGTCATTCGGAGACCAGGGCATTTTTACCTCTTTATGTTCGTATTAATACTACAATGAATTTAGTGTAAATACGAATTTTCATTTTTCATATTCCATTTTACTAATAACCTTATTTAAAGTTCCATTCAATAGCAAAGGAATACACGGTTTAGGTATATTCTCAGATGAATTTACATCTATTTTAATCTCACCATTTTCATATAATGAGATTTCTATATACATAAGACGTTCATTTACTTTAACTTCATCAGACAAAGCCAAAGCATTTAAATTACCTTGATCTTCCATCTTTATACACCTTTATATATTAATATTTACCATCACTGATTCCCTAGATGAATCTTTTTGATTATCAGATGTTTCATCACGATTACCATCAATAGATGTATCCCCAGGATTTGGTTGTCCAGGAGTTTGTTTATTTCCTAAATTTAGTTTCTTTTCATCTAATAACTTTGTTATTTCCTCATTCCAATCAAACCCTGCCATTGATGACATTGTGGCCTTGGATGCTATACCAATACTATTATAGATAGCTAATACCTTAGCCTGATCAAGTACATTATCCTTTATAACAGATGGAAAGATTATTCCTATAGGAATATCCTCGGTATTTATCTTTACATTTTTACTAGTTGGTTTTAATTTATTTTTTGCTTCTTTTATTATATCTTCTGTACTGGCTTTTTCCTTTAACATTTCACCGACTTTGGATACAACATCACCTATAAGTTCATCATCCAATAGATATCTTGGTATGGAAACAGTTTTATCTAATGTTCCATTATATATCGCATACATTATAACCGTTCTATACATATCCTTCATGTGTTCTTTTAAAAGATCCTGATAAGATTCTATCATAACAACAAAAGGGTTGCTTGAACCTTTAACCGTAGCATATGATTGTTCATCAACTCTCTGAGTCATTATAAATAATGGAAATACCATACCACCAGCAATAGAATACAAGATAGATAACCCATCTTCTTTTGAATCATCAGCATTAATCTCAGCATTTAAAATACTGTATGATAATCCCGGAACCTCTGTTAAAATCAACCCACCTCTTGGGATACTAAATGGATTTGTAGCTATATAATTACTACCTGAAGCTGATGGATCAATTTTTCGCACCCAAACAACCTTAGATCGTTCATGATTCAAACGAATTCTATCAATAACCCAATCCTCATAGTATTTCATAAACCTGATAATCGGTTGCATTGGAACTCTACCACGCAGTTCATCATCATTACCATATTTTATAAACTGAATTACTTTAGAGGTTTTTAATTGATTATTTCTAAATCTTGAATCAGGTGATATAGCCTTTAAATCCCTCAAAAGAAAGTAATTTATATCCGGGTAGTATGATGTCTTAAACCCCTTATCAGATTCATATTCACGTTTATATCCAATGATTGTATCACGATCACCCTTTTCAGTAATTACCTCAGTTATTTCCCTAGCTGGGGATCGAACTACCTTCACATCACCAGTTTTAGGAATTGGATTGAATATCATAAAATATTCACCTTCAATAAAAAAACCACGAGCAATGTGTTTATCCTTGATATTCATTTTATTTATTTTACGAAATCTGGATATAACCTCATTAACTTCCATACTGGCGGTAGATACCTTAATACCATTTCCAATAACATAATTTTCAAAATTCTTTACCAGAGAAGCACCATTTGGATCAGTATGACATTTTATAAAAGCAGAATCCTGTAACAATAGTAATTCTGCTAATGTCTGTTCCCTATCAAATGTTCGTGCATTAGACCATCCTGGAACATACTGACCTGATGCTGTTTCCGCTTCCGTAAGACTACCAAATGCAATACCTTCTGCCATTAATGATATTCTTGGGTTCTCTATACCAGCTTTTTTCAGAATATGATCCAGATTACGATCACGAACAATAATCGGTTGTTGATTATTTTCATAGAATTTATCTGTAAAATCCTGAGACTCTTTAAGTTCTTTATTAGAGATCTCTGATGGAGAACCTACAAAAGTTCCCCCCTCTTTACTAAAATGTTTTTCCTGACGTATACCCTCGCTAATGAATGTACTACATATCTTACTCCATTCATCATCAGTAACATTAATCGGTCTAAGATGATCAAATTTTGTATCGTTTTTCATTTAAATACTCCCTTTATTAGTAATCTCTATAAAAGTCATCTTCTATATACCCAGATGTATTATTTTCATCAAATTTACTTGATTGATTTCCAGAATATGCTTTATCCTGATAAAATGTATCTACATCCTTTGGTGATAAATCTTTTAAAAATGAAGAATCTAAATATGCACTATTCATTATCGCATTGTATCCAGCACCAACTGCTGCCTCAAGGATATCCAATGACTGCCCTGATTTACCTATAACCTTTTGTACTTTTATCTTTTTTAAAGAATTTCCAATATCATCCAATAACGGTTTATAGAATGGTATTTTTACCCGATACTCATTCACAAGATCTTTAAAGGCTTCAAATGGTGCTAGGTGACTCCCATGAGTTGACTCCCTGGTGAATCCATCTGGATTTTCATGTCTGGATACTAATTTTATATAATGAGTAGTTTTATCCATAGACAGATTTGATACCGTAAATCCACGTCTTTTAAGATTTTGCATGGTTTGGACGGATTGAAATTTATCGAATGTGGTTAATGATATAAGAAAACCTCTTTCAGCTATGTTGGTGATCATTGACTCTATATCTGTAAGAATTATATCCTCTCCACGTCCGGCAGGAATCCTTGCTAGAACATCAAATACAACAAATGGTCTGCAATTCAAATTAAATCTATTCCCTGTTGGGTTAATAAAATGACTTACATGACACATTGCAAGACCAGCAGCATTATTAGAAACCCCATAGTCTATATGTATGAATCTTCGTTTATCTTTATTCTCACATTTCCAAGATGGTTCAAATGAATACATTAGTTCATCTCTATACGGATTTGCTCTTCCAAAATCCCATATACTATATAAAGCGGATCTGTTTTTTATAAAATCTTCCTTGGAACGTACACGAATACCACAAAGATCTCTAAGAAATCGTTCTTTATTTGTAGTGGCATTCCAATGATCAGCCCACTCTACAGGTATTTTAGCTATATTCATAATCCAGATATTCCTTTATAATCGTGACAAAATGTCACGATATTTGTCGTGATTTAATATCCTATCTTTACTAATTTCTTATTCATCTCACTTTGTAGATCTTCTATAAGAAAACAAGAATCCTCTATTGCTTTTATAAGATCAAGAAATACCTTAGCTGATTCTTTTGGAATTTGTTCCATAGTATCAGTATTGATATAAAAAAATTCTCCTGATGGAAACATATATTTAGGTTTTGCCTCATAGGTTGCACGTCTTGTATAGAATATAGATGAAGCCGGGCCTTTCATTTTAGCTTCTTTAATCTTCTTATCTGTAAAATCATCCTCATATCTTGCTGATGATACACAAGCAACGAATCCAGGAAGTGTACCATCCCTACGAGCATATCTGGACACCATACGCAACCGAACTGCATCTAAAAGTTCTTCTGCTTCATCATATATCGTATTCCAATCATCCTGAGAACGCTTGCTATCCTCTATAACTTCCAAGAAGTTAGATTCATCCAAACAATTATGAGCTATAACCCCATTCTCAAGAATAAAATTTTGTGTTTTTGAATTTATAACATCATAAACATCATGTTTTCCTATATAGGTTTTACTTTTTATCTTCATTTTATTACACACTTTACATTCAATAAAATCCTTATCAGTTGCTATCTCATCATTTTCAGTTATATCCTTTAACTCTTTATATATAAATTCATAATAACCATGAGATTTAAGCCTATAGGTTAAAAATAATTGATCAGGAGTGGCTTTAAATTTTGTACCATTTTCCATCTCAACTTCATACAAATCAACATTCTCTCTAGTTTTAATCACATTATCAGCTTGTGTATCAACAAATTTAGCTGAATTGGTATCAAATCCTATGATGTCCAATGACCCACTGTTTTCTAATTCACCAAAAGATTTTACATCACCATTAGATAATTTTATTTTATCATCTTCTGAAAAACAACCTCCATACAAAGAATATCCGATAGCCGATAATGCACTTGATGATCCAGCATACACAACAGTATGATTCCTTTTTATCTGAATTTCACGTTTTAAAAATGGTGTTGCCGGAAAATACTTTCTATTAAATGGGCATGTAAATCTATTCCAAACCTCTGTAAATGCTACACGTCTTGCTAATGGTTCTGTTCTTGAAAAAATCATGAATGCCATCCAGGAATCTGGTCTTAGATTAAAATATGCTTGTGGATTTGTGTATTTACATAACTCTACCCACTGCAACCATAATAAAATTGATTCTTTAAATGTTTTTCCAGATCCAAATCCTTCTTCACATACAACTAATGTAATTGGTCGCTTTTTACGTTC